ACGGAGATCGGGAGCAGCCCGAACTGCCGGTAAAAAACAGTCCCGTTGAAAAGGCCGAGCGCAAGAAGGGCATTCTCGACCTTTTCACCAAACAGGCGAAAGGGGAATGAGATGATCGAAAACGACATGCTACCGCCGGACGGATCGCCGGGCCTCGGATTTGAAGGGGCCCTCGGCTACCTTCGCCAAGGCAAGCGCGCGCGCCGCGCCGGGTGGAACGGCAAGGGCATGTACATCGTCATGATGGCTGGCTACCCCGAAGGGATCCCCGCGAACCAGGCGACCGCAGAGGCCCATGGTATCGAACCGGGTACCCTCGTGAAGGTACGCCCCTACCTCGTTATGAAGGACGCACAGGGCTACCTTGTGCCCGGCTGGCTTGCCTCCCAAACCGACCTGTTATCCGACGACTGGGAGGTCGTCGAGGCATGAAGGAGATACGCTTCGCCGTTCCCGACGAGTTCCATACGCACTTCGCCGCTCAGGCGGAGGGCTATGGCTTCCTAGGGCGCTGCGCGGTATCGAACTATGCGCGGCACGTAGCCTTTCAGGCCCTCGGCAAGGATCCGATTAAGAAGCCTCAGCCGATCATCGTACAGCCGACGTATGAGAAACAGCGCATAGAGCTGGAGGCGTATGCGAAGGTAAAGGGCTATGCAAGCCTTGAAGCCTACGGCCTGGAAGCGATGGCCGTCATGATGCGGAAAAACGCGCTGACGGCTACGCAGGAAGCCGAGTATACCCGGATGGTGGCCGAAGCCCTCTACCCCCATAAAGCTGTAGAGCTTGGGGCCATTGCGGGCAATCTAAGCGGAGGGAGGTGATCTCATTCTCTCGCCTGGGCCGGGCGTACATGGCCATCGTTTGTCCGGGGCTCGTGCAGCCCTGTTATTCCGTATCGGAAAGGATCGCCCTATGAACGAAGAAAACCAGGTTAAAGGCATGACGATCAGAGACTTAGCCACCAAGCTCAAAGTCTCGTACGCCGACACGCTCAACGCGGCGCATGACGTGGGAATTGAGACGCCGCGCGGCAAGGGGCGCGCCCGCATCCTCAACGAAGCCGAACAGGCGGCCATAACCGGCCGTGTGGAGAAGCTGGCATCACGCAAGAAGTAAAGAGCATTCTGATTATCAAGCGGGGCTCCGGTTAGCGCCGGGGCCCCGATAGCACTGGAACGCAAGAGGCTAGAAGAATGGCACGAATACGAAGCATAAAGCCTGAATTCCCGCAATCTGAGAGCATGGGCCGAGTAAGCCGCGATGCCCGATTGCTTTTCATACAACTCTGGACTCTGGCTGACGATGAAGGACGGCTTCGGGGGAATGCCCGAATGCTCGCCGGCATCCTCTACCCCTACGATGACGACGCTCCAGCCGAGATAGGAAACTGGATTATGGAGCTCACTCGAGAACGGTGCATAGTCCTGTACCAGGTAGACGGTCAGAGCTATATCGAAATACAGAACTTCCTCAAGCACCAGAAGATTGACCATAAAAGCCGATCCAAGTTCCCTTCTCCGCCATTCCTCGCGCATCTTCGCGAGGATGCGCGAGGATGCGAAGAGGGTTTTCCTGATGCTCGCGAGGACTCACCCCTGGATCAAGGATCAAGGATCAAGGATCAAGGAAGGGAGGGGAGCGCGCGCGCGAGCCCCGCGGTGTCGCGGCTCTGGGCGGAATCTGCTGCGGAAGCCAGCGGCATCCACGAGGCCGCCTTGCCGGTACCCCTTGAGCTGGACGAGGAGCTCGGAGAAGACCCGCAAGCCGCCGCCGCCATAGCCCACTACTTCGCAAACTGGCGGCACTTCTGGTTCGCGGTGCGGAAGGGAGACATGAAAAAGCCTGAGCACAGACGGGCCCCTGACTTTTCGGTCCGCTCATTCCTTGCCCATTACCAGGATGTGCTCATCGATATGGGCGTAAGCAAGCGATCCCAGGAACGCGCCGGGCCGTGGACCAGCGGAGAACATATCCCGGTTCCAAGCGCGGAAGAGCGCGCCTCCGCAGGGAACCTGCTCGAGCAATTAGCGGCGCGCTTGACGCAAGGAGGGCAGAAGCCATGACCATTCGACTGTTCGAGCTTATCAAGCGCGCCAATGCGCTAACGGTGAAAATTCAGGACCTTGAGGATTGCCAGAAGCGTCCGGGAGGATCCTGGATTCATCCCGCGAAAATAGTTTTTCTCAAGGCCGTGCGGGAATCGGTGCTCATCGAGATCGAGGCGGAGCGCGAGCGCGCATTGTATGCGGCTCTGGATATGCGCCAGGTGGAAGTGAGGATCGCATGAGCAGCACCGGGCGCTATAGGCCGGCGGTTAATCCTCTAGCAGGGGATCCGCTGTGTTCGGGGATAAAAGGCGCGGCCATGTGTCAGCAGTGCGGGCGCTATATGCCAGGTCCGAAGACCCCACGGCACACGCATATCCCCCTAGGCTTATCAGACAAAGCCTGCGGCTACCGGAAGGAGCGGCTCGCATGTTAGTTATTCTCCTCGTCGGCGTCGTGATCACAATCCTCTGCGCGGTCTTCCCCGCAATACTTTCCGGGAGGATCAGCCAGCAAGAGGAACGCCTTAACGATAAGCTCCTCGATGACCTACGCCATGGCCGGGGGTTTGACCATGACGCTTGAACGCATGGCGCTGATCAGCACCGTATGGAGCTGGGATACCGTAGCGATCAAGCGCAACGACCCTGCGCGGCGGTCGGAATGTTGGAAGATCCTCGATGCCCTGTATGCGGATTGCCCGCGGTATCGCAGCGAGGCGTTCCTTAAGCAGGTAGACGACATCTTAGCCAGGATGAGGCAGACAGCCGACGTAGTAAAAATCCGCACCATGATACGCACAAATGAGCTTGCCGCATGACCGCGCCAGAAGTAGACGCTTTACTCAGCAAGGGCTTAAAGGGAACGCTTTCGCCAGAAGAACAGCACGCATTGGCGGAGGAATTCCACATCCTACGGGAAATGGCTAGGCGTATGGAAACAGTTATCCACGAAACCACCAAAGACCTTGAGCGAGCGATTGGCTTATGAAGCGTAGCCCTCTACCGAAAAGAGCCTTTGGATGGTACCAGCCTAAGAAAAAGGAGCCAAAACTACCTAAGGAAGCTACGCCAAAGCAGAAGCCAAGGAAGCTCCAAGAGCTCAAGCATAATGAGCTTGAAGAAAAGCTCGATGATGCGATAAGCGAGTATGTCCGAAGGATTGCATCAATGCCTGGAGGATTCGTGCGCTGCGTTACCTGTAGGGACATTGCTCACTGGAAAGAGTTCGATTGCGGGCATTATATTTCCCGCGTGTTTCGCTGGACGCGCTGGGACCTTAAGAACCTGGGCGTCCAGTGCCCGCATTGCAATCGATTCATAGGCGGCGCCCAGCACATTATGCGGGCGCACCTGGTGAAGCTGCATGGGGATGAGGTGATTACAAACATGGAATATGAGGCTACCCTACATGGCGAGACCAGGAGAGACCGCGAGTGGATGCTCGAGCAGATCGCTTACTGGAGGGCTGAGCTGAGACGGATCCGCAAGAACGGATGCGGCGATTAAGCCGGGAAGGATATCTATGACCTATACCCATTGGGAAGCAGCGGCCGCGGCGTCCAAGGCATCGCGGGCCGTTTCGAGCCAGATTACACGCAACACGCCACGCGGCCACTTGAAGGCCGTCATCGTCATAGGCCCTCGTATTCGGCCGCATTTCGCGTACGCCTCCGCTGATGGAATAGCCATACCAGAAGCGTATGGGAAGCCCAGCACCGCGGAGATCGACGCGATGAAAGAATGGCGAATCGGGTGAGGTTGATTGTTTTTCTTGCGTTAATCGCGTAAGAAGAGTGTATGGCTGGCCGCAAGTGGACTATAGAGACCCATCCTGAACGCACCAAGATCGTCAAGGCGATCATGAAGGGCGATGAATCGTTACGGGCCATAGCGGGACGATTTGGCATTTCCAAGAGTATTGTGTCGCGTTACTTGGAAGAGCGGCTAAGCGACAAGGTAGCCGCCGCCCGGGCCGAGCAGGACCTGGAGGCCGGGCGAGCGGCTATAGAACAGCTTCATGACGTGATGAAGCGTATGCGGAAGATGTACGATGCCTGCGATGAATGGCTCACTGACCCTGAGAACCCTCAGAAATACAATCTAAACCCCCGAGGGACCGAGGTGCTTATCACCTACCGCATGTTGGATCCGCAGACAAAAAAGCCGGTGGAGAGGAAGGCTACGCTCCAGCAGCTCCTTGATGACATCGAAAAGAAGAGCGGCCGCGAGCCTATCGGTGTGCGCATGTCCGGGCGGGATCCGCGGGACTTGATCCTGGAAACCTCAAAGGTACTCACTAAACAGCTTGAGCTCATGGCCAAGATCGAAGGCGCTGTTCACGATACCGTTGTTAACGTGACGATCGATCAAAAGTTCTTGGCGCTCAAGGCGATTATCATAAAAGCTACTGAGCGAGCGCCTGAGGTACGGGTGAAGATCGTTGAAGCCCTTGAAAAGCTTGAGGTAGACGGATGAGCGCATCCCCAGCGTATGCGCTACGCCGGCATGAAAGAAACGACTTACTCTACTCCCTGTCGCCCATTCACTATATACACTCCCTAGGGTATTCGCTGTATGAATGGCAGCGGGCGTACTATGAATCAAGCCACAAAACGAAAATCCTCAATGGCGCTCGTCGCGCCGGCAAGAGCTTTATCATTAGCTCGAAGCCTGCCTGGCGTGCGCGCTTCTATCCTGGCTCGGTAACGCTTGTCCTCGCCTACTCTCTTGACCAGGCCCAGGAGGATATGCGCCTGATCAAGGGCTTTATCGCTAGGGATCCGCATTATCCAGAGCTTAAGCGCGATAATGGCGAAGAAATTGAGCTTTACAACAAATCACGCATCGTGGCCGTAACGGCGAGCGAGAAGAGCGCGCGCGGCTACCCCGACGCGGACATCATCATCGTGGATGAGGCTGCCTTCGTAGAGGAGCTCATCTTCTCAGACTGCTTGTATCCCATGCTCAACGGTAACGATGAGCTTGAGTTCAACTTCATATCCACCCCGCATGGCAAAGCCGGAAACCCTGGCAAGTTTTTCCATGACGCTTTCCACAACCCCGCGAATGATCGGTATGAGGTCCGTGCCCCCTGGGAGATAGACCCCGAAAACCCCGAGAATCTCATCCCTGCGATACCCGAGAAAGCCTATCGGGAAGAGCGCGCTAAGTATGGCGTGAAGGCTTTCTATTCAACGCGGCATGCGAACCTAACGACGCAGCTAAAGGTGCTCGAGCGAGGCCAGCAGGCATACCGCCAGAATAACCTTGTTGAGTTCGTGGAAGCCGACGACCAGGTATTTAGCTATGACGAGATCGAGCGCGCATTCACGCGCGGCCAGGAGCGCCAGGCCAAGCAATCGAAGGCAGGCACTAGGAGGACCTCGCCTAAGGCCCTCGACTTCGCGCCTCTTGATATATAGCCATGACGGGTATAGCTTACGGGATAAGCGTTCATACGCCTGAACGCGGGAGGAAAAGCTGAACGAATACATTCAGGTTTGGGATATTGCCCAGAAGCGCGACTTCACGGCCGGTATGACCGTGCACCGCTATACAGAGGTAGTACCTGGATCGAAGATGCTTAAGGCCCCGGACCGCGTGCGAACGTACTTTGACATCGTTGCTCTCGATAAGTTTAATGGCCTACCCTACACGCGCGTTGCCGAAGTGATAGAGCAGCGCATGGGACACAAGGACTTAAAGAATTCGTGCGACCTGGTGGTAGACGGTACGGGAATAGGCTCTGCTGTAGTGGATCTGTTGCGGGAGCGGAGCCTCTTGCCCAATCCGATCATCTTCACGCCAGGCGGAGCTGTGCGAGAAGTGACGGCGGCCTTTGGCACGATATTCAAGGGCAGCCCCGGACAGCTCGCCCCGCTTAAGGTAATACGCGAGCTCCATGTCCCTAAAGAGGAGATGAAGGCCGCCGGCAAGGTATTGTTCGAGCAAGACCGCGTGAGCGTAGCCCCTGGCCTTCGCTGGGGAGAGGATCTTAAGCAACAGCTCATGGCCTTCCGAGGCAAGGTAAACGAAAGGACCGGCCGCAAGCGCTATGAAGCGGAGAGCGAAGCGGTCCATGACGATTTCGTGGTGTGCTACCTTATGGGCGCATGGTGGTTCCTGCGAGGGAGCCAGAAGGACGAGGAGCGGGTGCTTCCGTCACAGGCGAGGAGCGGGGACGAGTGGAACCCCGCCGATTACTACTAGGAGGGCCGTATGGACCTGCAGAAGCCGAGGGTATCCAAGGAGTCACTGGATCACCTCATGAATATCCGGACGCAGTACAAGGATGAGCGACGGCGTTTCCTTGACTACTGGAAAGCCTACGCCCCGAAGGTGAATCCCACCATGTCAGACTGGGACGAAGATTCGGAACCAGGGCAGAAGGCGCCGCCGGACAAGAGGGATTCCTACGACAACACAGCGCAAAAGGCCTCCGATATCTTCGCCAACGGCATGCAATCGGCTGCCTTCGGACGGGCAGTCCCCTGGGTATCACTCCGCGCGGAGGATCCTGAGCTCGACGAGGATAAGACTAGCAAGGAATGGCTGCAGAGGGCTTCACGCGATATCGCGCGCGACCTGTCGCGGACCACCTTCTACGAGGAAGCCCGCGCCGTTACCCGGTCGACGGCGGACTTCGGCACGGGGATCATGTTCCGGGACTTCAATATGGCCAGGGCAATGCCTATCTACCGCGCGCAGCACCTTAAGCGCTGCCTGATCGCGGAAGACGACTTTGGCGAGGTCGATACTCTGTTCCGGGATTTCTGGCTCTCGCCCTTTGAAGCTTCGCAGTTCTTCGGCAAGGAAAACCTGCCTGAGACTATCCGCCAGGAGCTCGCCGCCAAGAGCACAAAGAAGCGCCGGTATATCCAGTTCATCTTTCCCAAAGACAAATACGACCTTGATTTCCACGCGCGCGCGGGCAAGAAACCCCTCTACTCCTTGTATGCCGCCGAGGTGGACGGCTTAACTCCCATCATGGAGGGGGGCTACGAAACCAAGCCCTTCTACGTGTGGCGCTGGTCCCGCTCGCTCGAGGGCGATGTGTGGGGCGTAGATTCTCCTGGCATGATCGAGTATGCGAATATGCTCCAAGCCAATAGCATGAAGAAGGACTTCCAGCGCCTCGTGCAGCTCGCTGCCCGTCCCCCGATCAAGGCCACGGAGAACATGCAGGCCCAGGGTGTATTCTTAGAGCCCAACCATAAGCACTTCCTCCGGGCCGGGGATGACTTCGCGCCCGTTCCGATCACCGGTCCCCTTGACGGCATCATGGCGGCTATCCAAGAGCTACAGAAGAGCGTACGGGAATCCTACTACGTGGACTTCTTTTTAACCCTTACGGCGAACTTGGAACGAACGAAGACGGCGACCGAGGCGACATTCATCAAGGGCGAGCAGAGCGCTATGCTGGCCGCCATGAGCGGCCGCATGACGGTGGAATTCCTTGAGCCTGCGGTGGAGGATGCCTTCTCTACCCTTCTTCGCTTTGGCCGATTAGCCTCGATGCCTGAGCAACTACGAGGCCAGGGGTACCGGGTAGACCTCGTATCCCCTCTGGCTCAGCTGCAGAAGCGCTACATGCTCCTCAATGAGACCGATGAGTTCATGGCGCGTATCATTCAGGTGGCGAACATGGATCAGCGCATCGTGGACAAGATCGACCTAGACGGCTACGCCGATGTGATCGCCGAAGCATACAACCAGGATCAACGCGTCGTACGGGATCAGATCGACGTGCAGCGCATCAGGAGCGCCAGGGAACAGGCGCAAGCTACGGCCGCGGCTCAGCAGCTTAAAAACGAGACGGCGAAAGCGCAGGCTACGATGCTCACCGCTGGGGGCAAAGCGCCTGAGGAAGGCTCTCCTGTGGCCGAGCTGATGGGAGGCCAGGCTTGAGCCCCGAAGAGATAGCCCTTGCCCAGGCGAAGCTCAAGCGCGCGTTTCAGATGCGGGAGACTTACCGCAGCGTATACCGAAGCGATGACGCCATAGTGACCATCGCGCAGATGATGGATGATGCGGGGTACTACTCGACGAACCCCGATACTATCAATCCCGAGCTTATTGCCCAGGTGAACCGGCTCTTAAATAGCATGGGGGTAATTCACCCGAGGAATATGTTCAATTTCGCCAAGGCCCTCGTATCCATCGCAAATGACGAGGATCTACGCGAGCAACAAGCGGCCATGATGGCCGCAGAGGAGGAATGACGTGAATCCATTCATGATGATGAGGCGGTACTGGTCTCCTGTAGATGAAGGTGGAGACAGCGGCCAGGCTGCCGCCGCGGGAAGCGCAGGAAGCGGAGAAGGCACTGCCGAGCCCCAGGCCCCGACCTGGCTTACCCAGGTATCGCCTGATAAGCGCGACCGGAAGGAGCTCTGGAAGTACCAGAAGCTCAACGACCTCGTGGACGCGTATAGCGACATGGAAGCGCGCCAGGGGCGTGCTATCGTCATCCCAGACCCCAAGACGGCCAAGCCTGAGGAGATAGCCGCCTTCAAGAAGGGCATGGGGATCCCCGAGAAGCCCGAGGACTATGCCTTTGACGCTGAGGCCTTCAAGGGTACGCCGAACGTGGACAAGCTCTCGGAGGCCGTCCGGGGCCTGGCTACGACCGCGGGCTTTACTAAAGGCCAGGCATCGAAGGCTTTTGAATTTGTCGCGGGGCTCATGAAGGCCGGCAACGACGCTCAGGCACAGGCCCAGGCAGAGAGGGAAAGCACCTTCGGCGCCAGGCTCCTTGAGAGCATGGGGGGAGATCAGGCGAAAGCGGAAGAAGTAACGAACCGCCTTACGGCGTTCATGGCCACGGAGATTGGGGATAAGGAGCTCGTGCAGGCCATCGCCGACTCAGGGCTATTGCATAACCCGGCCTTCGCCAGGAAGATAGCCGCGCTCTCAACCAAACTGGACGACGCGCCGTACATCGACGGCAAGGGTCAGGGGGGATCGAAGGGCCCCGGACAGTTCGGAAGCGCCTATTCGTCAGATTTCAGCAAGACCTATGGAGGCACGAAGTGAGCGATATACTCGACACGATCTTAGCCAAGATCCCCGCCGCAGATGAAGGCGCACAGAGTGCAAGCACGGGAACGGAAGAGAAAAAGAAGCCGTCTCTAGAGTATTCTCCCAGCTTCCAGGATACCTATGGCGCGAAAGACGGCACAAAGGCTTGACTGTTCACGCATAAAGAGCTATAGGTGGAAGTACCATTCTTCCGTTCGAAGCCGGTTCAAGTCGTGAGCTCCGCCCCTTGCAGGAGCAACCCGATGACCCCGTGGAAGCCGGGGGACCTTGTGGGGTAGTCTAGTGGCAAGACGCCTGGCTCATAACCAGGAAATCGGTGGTTCGAGTCCACCCCCCGCATATCTCTACCGCGTATGCGGTCAGCGGCACACGCTGGACCGGTACGCGCCGGGAATAGACCAGGATTTGACTGGCCGCGAAACCGAGCAGGGAGTAGTGACGCCCGCCACCCACTGGGGACAGGACGGCGCACAAGAACCGACCAGAAGCCGCGCTATCTCCGAATGAAGGAGCGCGACCATGAGCGTAAATGACGCTTACTCCCAGCTCACCCTTCCCGAGGTGACCAAGCGCGCCGGCTACGACAACGAAGCGGCCGTTATGGGCGCCGTCGCCCAGGAACTTGAATTCCTGGACGAGGTTCCGTGGTTCCCCGCCACCCACCAGGGATACAACAAGCAGCTCCAGGCCAAGCGCCTGGGCGTCGGCGATTTCGCCGAAGTCAACGGGCCGATCGCCAAGATCGCCAGCGAGACCGACTACATAGAAGAGCCGGTCAAGATGTACGCGGCCGAGTCCATCGTCGACGAGAAGATTCTCGCCGGCCTCATGGGCGAGGAAGCCTACCGCGTGCGCGATTCCGAGGACGCCCTCAATCTCGGGGGCATCATGCAGGACTGGGCGGCCAAGATACTTCGCGGTTCCGAGGCCGACCTGCCCAACGCCTTCAAGTCCATCTATCGCCGCCGCGCGGCTTTAGGCTCGTACTGCCTGAGCGCAGGCGGCTCCGGGTCCGACCTCACGTCCCTCGTGACCTTCGAGTTCGGCCCCTCGGGCTTCTACCTGGCGTACCAGAAGGGCGGCCAGCCGGGCATAAAGAACGAAGACCGCGGCCGCTTCCGCGTCCGCACGCCCAAGAACGACGGCGACATGTACGCCTGGATACGCTATTACGAGATATGGGCCGCGATCGTCCTTCGGAACGAGCGGGCTCTTATCCGCATGGCGAACATCGAGAGCTCCGGCTCTTCCAACATCTTCAACGCGTCCGATTACGTGAAGAGGGTGAAGAACCAATTGCCTTCGATGGGGCGCAACGCGGTAGCATTCGCCAACCGCACCCTCAAGGGTCAGATCGACGCGGACGCGTACAACAAGACGAACGCGGCCTACTCGATTCGCGACATCACCGGCTTCGGCCCCGTTACCGCCATAGGCGGCGTGCCCGTCAGGTGCTGGGAATCCATCCTGGACACCGAGACGGCCGTGGCGTAAGGAGGAACCACATGCGCGATGCTCAGTGGAAATTCGGCCAGGCCTCCCTGGCAGTCAAGGACACGACCGTCTATTGCGCCGACGACATCAAACTCGGCGCCATAGACTCCCGCGCCCCGTTCTCCGCCCACAAGACCGGACTCGTAGAAGGGTACCAGGTCGTATTCAGCCCCGATGCGGATTTCGCCGCCGGCGATTCGTTCATACCGATCCTCCTGGATTCGGCAAACGGTACCGACTTCACCGAGATCCTTCGCGGTCCGCAGACCGCCGCCGCCATAACCAAGGGTACGCGCGCGCGGCTGCCCCTGCCCATCGAACACCGGCAGTACCTGCGCGCCGGCGCCGTGCCTAAGTCGACCGGCACGCTCACGGCATGTACCGTGACGGCCTGGGTCGAGGCGGGCCCGAACTAAGCAATCGGCCCCCGGGTATTCGTACCCGGGGGTTTTCCCATGAAAGGATTAAAGGCATGAAAGTACGCTTTACCATCCCCGTTTTCGATTCCGCCAGCTGCACCACGCTGGATGGCTCGATGGATCTGCCCGAAGAGAAAGTCATTCTCTACGCCGGCAAGAACGTCGATCACCTCGTAGGAGAAGACGACAAGGCCCGGTCCTTCTTGAACGCCCTCAAGGGCCTCGAGCCCAAGGAGAACGAAGGGCCCACGAAGGCCGAGCTTCTCGAAGAAGCCAAGGCCAAGGGCATCAAAGGCGCCGCCCAGATGAACAAAGACGCCTTGATCGAAGCCCTCAAGGGTCTCGAGCCCAAGGAGTAAGGGCATGGGTATAGATTACGGCCAAAGCTGGGTAGCCATCGCCAACCGCGCCTTAGGACGGCTGGGTAAGGGACGCATCGATAATCTCGACACGGGCAGCGAGCTTTCGCAGTACGTGAATACGTTCTTAGGCGAAGCCATCGCGGCCGTACTCTCTGCCCGTTCCTGGTCTTTCGCAAAGCGCGAGCAGCTGGTACGCATAGCCCTTGAGCCCGCGTATGGTTACCTGTACGCGTACCAGTTGCCCTCGGACATCATTAACCTGGTAGCCGTCGATACGGGAATCAGATCATATCGCCCTGAGGGGGCCTTGATCCTCACCGATGCCGAGACGGTCTATATCACCTACATTCCCAAACCGGCAGACCCGGGCAACCTTCCCGAGTACATCAAGACCGCAATCGCAACGCACCTAGCCTTTCTCTTAACGCCTCCATTGACTTCGAATGAGCAAATGGCTGCAAGGATCATGCAGGACAAGGTGATGAGCCTTGAAGAGGCGGTACGCGCCGATGCGCGCCGCTTTGAGTCCGGGGCGGGCGAGTCCTGGTATGATGAGGCCCGGTAATGAATATAACGATCCCGCAGAACAACTTCGCGTCAGGCGAGGTGTCTCCCCTTCTTGAAGGAGCCATAGGAAATCCCCGTTATCAGACTGGCTTACGGCTCTGCCAGAACTATCTGCCCCTTCGCCAAGGCGGGCTCCGTAAGCGCCCAGGAACCCATTTCGCCGGGAATACGCGCCTTAACAAGAAAGCCAGGCTCATCGAGTTCACCGCGACGACTGGAGAATATTTCATCATAGAGCTCACCGACCAGAAAGCTCGATTCTGGTCGCAAGACTTCACCATCGTGGGAGCCCCTACGGAGCTCACCACGCCCTGGGTAGAAGCGGATCTACCTAAGCTCCACTATGCCGTTATGAAAGGCGTAGCCTGGATAGTCCATCCGAGCTACGCACCTCGAACTATCACGGTTACCTCGGGGGTATGGAGTATAGCAACGCCGACCTTCACCGGGGACCGCACCTTTGCGGCCGCCGGCGCGTATCCTAAGTCGGTATTCTTCTTAGCCGGCCGCCTTGGCTTTGTGGGAACGGGTAATGAACCGAACGCGTTCCTTTTGTCCCGGCCGCCCGTAGCCATATCTGGCACAGATCGATTCACGGATTTCTCGTTCGGCACGACGGCAGACTATGCCATATACCTGCAGGAAGCCGACCTTGGGGGAACGCACCTGCATTGGGCAATCGCGCAGCGACGACTTGTCGCCGGTACGGATCGCTCCGTATGGATGGATAACGGGGACCTCGTGACCCCCGAGCGCTTCGATATGGACCTCGTTGCC